ACTGAATTACCAGATAAGATTCTCGGGAAAAAGTTTGATGTCAGTGGAGGTGTTCACTACAAGTCCCCTGTTAACTGGATCCCCAATGATTCAGCGGTTCTAGCTTATGGCGAAGTAACTGGGCGAGCTCGTATGGTCTCTAAGGTCAGAGAGTTGCCCATTTCTGCAGCTGTGACGGAAATCACTAAACAGGAAAATTTATGGGGTCCTCCTAAATTTGAAACTCCTCGCGAACGCGACGACGGAGTAGTCATTAAGGAGACCTGGCAACCTTGGGCAGCCTCTTTAGCCCATTGTTGCAAACCCAGTATTGGATTCCCTGCTTCTGATGTTGATCGCGCTTGCGACGATTACTTAGTAGATTTGAAGGAATGTTTTGACAATCAAGCGGAAAAGTGGTATTCTGAGATGAGACCATTGACCGATGTCGAAACCGTATCCGGTATTGATGGGTGGAGATTCATTGATTCTATGAAAATTAGTACATCAATTGGGTTTCCTGTTGGAGGCCCTAAAGCTCCACACGTGGTTTATCTTGAACCAAGCGATTATAGTAATATTTCAGAGCCCAAAATTTTTGAGGCTCATATCATGAAAGAGTACCATGAAGCGCTTGAGATGTGGGCTGGCCGGAAATGCAGGAACTGTATTTTTGGTTCTGCCCTAAAAGATGAACCTACTCTCAAAACAAAGGATAAAGTTCGAGTGTTTCAAGCCGCTCCTATTACTTTGCAGATGGCAATACGAAAGTATTACTTGCCTATCGCTCGCTTTCTTTCATTAAATCCGTTAGTAGCAGAGTGTGCAGTAGGTATTAATGCCAGCGGTAGAGAATGGGATGAGCTTGCTAAGCACATGAACTATTTTGGGGAGGACCGAATTCTTGCCGGAGACTATTCCAAGTACGATTTAAGAATGCCGGCGCAGTTGACTCAAGCTGCGTTTAGTGTTATGAATCGTATTGCCAAATGGAGTGGCAATTATTCATATAAAGATATAACTATCATGCAATCAATTTCGTTTGAAGTTTGTAGTCCACTTGTGGCCTACAATGGGACGTTGTTGAGGTTTTTAGGAACCAATCCTTCGGGACAAAACATGACAGTGTATATAAATTCGATAGTTAATTCAATTTTGAATCGTCTGGGTTTTTACCATCAGTACGATGAGACTGCTATTGAAGAAGATTTACCGGGTTACGCTGCCGCTTTGGGCAGACCGGTAAGGTTTAGG